CTTTACTACGTTTGACTTAACTCCGCTAAAAGAAGGATGTTCTGTAAGCGTGGCTACAACATTTAGCTCTTCCATACCAACGCTGGTGATAACAAACTTGGCAGCATTAACTGAGCTATTAGAACCACTAGCGGTATCGTCTACAGCTTTTATAAAGTAAGTTCCTGGACCTGCATCTGACAGAGATAAAGTACTACTATTTGAAGGTACTTCAGCTAATAGAACAGAAGAGTTATATAAAGCACCAGAAATAGCCTTAGAGTATCTAATGATGTAGTGAGCTAAGTCTAAGTCAGGTACTGGTGTCCAGCTTAGAAATAAGTTGCCCCCAACAAGGTTGCCAGAGAAGTTAGTTACATCAGCAGGAGGTGCGCCTAAAGGCTCTACAAACTGATTAGCCAGAGTGTTGTATGGACCGTGAACACCTAAAGAGTTAGTAGCTCTCGCCCTTACATCATAAAACCCATCTTCTATACCTACGACCTCTACACGGTCTGTACCTACAAAAGCCCCGATTGTACCTAAAGATGTGTAGTTTGTATCTCCTACTTTTCTGTATTGAACCTCTGCTGTGTCCATAATGTTAGTAGTGTTTGTAACATCTATGGTCATAACCCCCAGTACTTTACCCTTGATTCTCCTCAGTTCTGACCCCAAGGTTAGCCCAAGGGTAGGAACAGTAAAGGGAGACAACAGAGTTGTATTATCTCTTTCGTAGACTATACCATCGTTGACTTCATCAAAGACACTGTCAGATATTTCCTTTAGGGTCATTTCTACTTGTAGATCGTACTCATTCTGTAACCCAAATGTCCAAGAGACAACCTCAAACTCTTTGTTAGTCCAACCAAGTCTGGTGTTAGTGATCCTTACATTGTCACCTGTCTGCACTTGAAAAGCCCTAAGACCAAAGGACGCTTGAAACTGTAGCTGTTGTCTATTACGCTCAAGCATAATTCTAGCTATACGCCGAGATTCTATTGAGTTGTCCGTAAATGGTAAGTCCATATCTAAAGTAGACTCTAGGCCACCATCAGCAGTAACAAAGGCAGCGTTAGTTACAGGTGGGAAGTCTGTTACTTGCCAATTACTTTCGTCACCCCTAAACGTACCATTAACTGTGTTGAAGTTGTCTCTACGAGAGTGTCTAGTTGCTAGGCTTATTCCTGACCTAAGATCGTCTTCATTAAGGTCTAATACAGGGGCAGTCCACTTAGCAGCCTTTACGTTCCATGCACCTTGAGTGTACCACAGAGTAGCCCCCATAGACGTTATAAGCCCTTCTAAGAGGTCTTGTGGTGTAGTTCCTGTGGTAAAGGCACCATTAGCTGTATATCGTGTTGTACCAGCGTCTGTGCTAGTCTCATCGCATATGTTAGCGGCAGTGGTAAAGGCGGTATCGTTTATGTTAGCGACAGCTTCACCTAATCCGTACCCTGTAGCTGTCAGATAGTCTCTTACACATAGAGCAGGGTTATCAGACCAAGCAGTAGTTGAGGTTCTAGGGTCGTATACCTTCTTACCTTTAATAACAGCGGTAATCTCAGGTACACCATTAGGGAAGGCATCTGTATCATAAGTCAACTTAACATACAGGTAAGCAATACCACGAAGTCTATGGTTCCCTGTCCAACCAGACACAGCACTAACTAAACTACTATCGGCAGCTTGAGTAGATGTACCTAAGTGTTCCTTGATTGTGACTAGCCCACTATAACGACTAGGAGAGGTAACATTACCACTACTGTTTATAGTTGCCACTTCATCGTTAATGTATATCTCTTCAAAGGACTCTATCTCATGTCCAGCAAAAGCTAATACTCTATGTAGTTGTACATTGTCTGTACCTGTAGTACCATCAAACACTCTAACACCAGCGGTCTTCATCTTACCGTAAATGACTTGGTGGTCTAAGGCTGAACCTGTCTGTGTTACATTATAACCCCTGTTAGACTTACCACCAAAGTTACTTATGTCTTTAGGCTTAGGTGCCAAGGCACTCATAAGGATGCCTAAGCCAGCGTGTACCATAAAGGCAGAGGTAAATGCAGTACTAAGTCCAAAAGCACCCGACCCAAAAAGTGCGGCGGCACCTCCACCAGTGGCTACAACAGCAGCAGCAGTAATGGCCCCAATAACAACAGCCTTGAAGATACCTTTAAAACTAAGACCCATTCGTATTCTTCCTAACTAGCAGTTCTGCCCCAAACAATTTCTTTATCTTGTAGGTCTTCGATAAAGTCTAATCCAAGGTCTCCGGGATATACTGACTTCTGATAAGCAGAAGTATACCTAGCAAGCCTTGGTCTCTCTAGGTCTATTAGTTTGTTCTCTACAGTTAGTTCTATAGTAGCTGTATCAGGGGATTCCTGTATGTTCATCTGATCCATGTAACCAGAGAACACTTGGGTTAGGGCTGTAGTGTCTGAGGTAATACCAAAGTAGATGTTACACACTCTGCCTTGATATGGCTGTGTAATGGCTAGTGAAACTACCTCAGAGGTCATACCACTAAGGGTAATAGTTGCACCCCTAACAGATAAGTCAGATGCCTCTTGTACCTCAGATATGTCTAGTAAGTTACCTGAACCTGTCCAAGTATGCCCTCCGTAGGAAAGGTCTCCAACCCCTGTCCACAACCTAATCTCGTCAGGACTGTCAAACAAGAGTTCTACAGCAAAGAAGGGGGAGATTACATCATCGTCTAGGGCATTAAGTACTACCGAGGGAATAGTCCTAGTCATTATGTTATCACCTCTACAGCCTCAAAGGAAATACCATAAGAGTTGCTGTTACCTATCTGCCAATCTTGCACATTACTTGTTAACCTAAAGACACCCTTAGCGTTGTCTACAGTTACAGCAGCACCAGAGTAAGTGTCCTTGAGGTTAGGCCATATATCCACCGATCCCGTAGCTGATACATCTGCTAGGACTTTATGTAGCTTAGATGTACTAGCTGTTCCCAGTTGTATGTAGTCACCAGCTTTAAGGGTTGTCCCATCTGAGATAGTAATAGTTACAGAGGAATCACCAGCAGTACCCGTAGCTGTAAGTGAACTGTTAGTAGCTGTACCTCTAGGCTCTGTGCAGTTAGGATCTCCTAAGAGAAAGGTATGTACTGGACCCTGTAACGACAACAAGAAAGCTACCCAAGGCTCACCTAAGTCTCTCCTGACAGGTGGTATAGTTACAGAGGCTTTCCATGCTTGACCTGTGTGTTGTACTATCTGTTGTTTATAAGTAAAGGGAGACTCAGAGGTGGCAACAGCGTTCATAGCACTAAGAGTTATTTGTGCAAAGCCTATATCAGTTGGTGCAGTCTTTAGTGCCATGAGGTTTCCTTACCCAAATGCCTGTTTCATCTGACCACCCCTACGACGATCATCTAGTATTTGCTTCTTAGTCATGTTAGCGATAGCTGGTGCTTGTTGTGCTATGATCTTCTTAACACTCTCGTCACCATTAGCAGTAAAGTTAAAATTCTGATGGATGATAACGTCACCAGCACCACCCTCTGCTTGTACACCTAGCTTACCATCTTTACCCCTTTTCAAAGGCATGATAGCTTCTGGGCCAGCTTCTCCCATTAGCCCTGTTCCACCGCCCATCATTGGGAACTCCGTAGGTCTACTTACAACACCACCATCAGCGAAGGGTCTAATTTGTGGCCTAACTGAACTTTGCATAGGTCCACTTACACTATTAGTACTTACACCAGCACCCATGTACCCAGTAATTGCACTAGAGATTAAGCCAGTAATTTGTTTGACAACATAGATTTGATACAACTCAGCAATTATAGCCCTAGCCATATCTTTAAAGGCATCAGAGACACTCTTAGTACCATCTACTATAGAGGTAAGTGCATCGCCCATACTGTTAGCTATAGTGTCTGCTAAGTCTTTCTGTGCTTGTCTCTGTTCCTCAAATACCTTAGTTAACTCTTCCTCTTTAGCTACCTTCTCGGCTAGTGTACGAAGGTCTTCCTCTTTAGCTTTTTTATCAGCGTCCCTATTCTGGAACTGAAGTTGCATAAAGATTTCTTGTTCCCGGCGAGACTGACCCTCTAATCCAAACAAAGCCTCACTTAACTCTATCTGTCTTTCCAGAGCCTTGATTGGGCCTTCCATAGTTGTTGGTTTTGCGCCTTTTGGACCTTCTTTATCTGAATCCTTATATATCTTTACCGCGCCTTCTATCTGCCCCATGTTAACACCGTATGGTGACTTAGACAGACTTAAGTTAGCGTAGAAGGTGGCTAACCTATCTGCTTCTGCATCTTGCAGTTCTTTTCTCTTTTTATATATCTCAACAGCGGCATCTAACTCTGCTTTCTTCTGGGCGGCTGTTAGGTCAGCTTGATGTTCGTACCCCTCAAGCATTAGTTTTTCTGCTATTTCCTCGTACTCTTTTTCCTTCTTAAGCCTGTCTTTATATATCTTTACGGCTTCCGCTATTTCTCTGTCCTTTTGTGCAGCAATTAGATTAGACTGATGTTCGTAACGAGCCAACATTAAATCTGTAGCAGCGTCCTCTATATCAGTCTCTTTCTTTATACGTTCTTTGTATATCCTAACTGCTTCTTCCAGTTCTGCATCTGCTATATTCTTCGCCGCTCTATACCTTATGTTAGCAGCTTCTATAAAGGCATCTCTCCTAGCTTCTTCAACCCTTGCATTTGCTTTTTCTTCTGCTTCTACAGTCTTAAGCAACAAGTTTCTGGCCTCTGTGACTTTAGTAAAGAACTCTTGTTGCTGGTCAGTCATATCTTCGTATGTTCCACCAACAGTTTTAGTGAACTTTGATATTTTATTTAATACTTCTAGTTGCGCCTCAACACCCTCTGCCTTTTCAAGTTTTATGAGCATATCGGCAAATTGGGCTGCCAAAAGTCTACCACCCTTTGCAGTACCCATTTTACCCAACATCCGCTTTATCATGGGAAACATCTCAGCTATAACATCTTGCTGCACTGTTTGTAGTCTACCAGATTTACTAATGCTTGTAAGTGCCTCAGGAGAGAGGGGGCCAAGTGCAGATACAGCCTGTACAGACTCTTGTATCTTCACCCTTGAAATTTCAAGCATAGTCTCTAAGACACCTTTAGCAGTCTCCCCAAAGGCTCCAAACTTAGTATTTAGATCGTCTGTGGAGATACTTGCACTTTCCATGTTAGATGAGTAATCACCAACAGCAGTGGATAAGTCAGACATTATTTCTTCTAAATTCTTAGTCGGAGTCTTAGTACGCATAAATGCAGCACCAAGGGCAGTAACTAAAGGTATACCAATACCAAGAGCCGTGGATATGCCAATAGCCGCCATAGCAGTTAATCCAAGCTGTGTAGCAACTAGGGGTAAAATACCTACAAGCTGCGTTGCCTGTTGACCAAACGCTACTAAGGGGTTAGTGCCAGATTGAACCTGTACCAAGAAGTCACCCACTTGATAGCCTGTTTGTTGTACAGCGACACCAAGCTGGTTAGTACCACGCCGTGCTTGTGCTGAGTACTCCGAAAATATGCCTGTGCCTTGTTTATACTCTGCGTTTAATCTATCTACAGCAGTAGTTTGTTGGTTTATACTAATTACACCTAGTTTATGCGCTTGGTTAATTTCATTTAAAGCTGTCTCGTATTGTTTACTAGCAGCATAGAGGGGTTTGTACTTTGCTCTAAGCCTTTCAAGAGACGCTTCTTGTCTTACCTGCTCTTTTAGAGAGTTAGTCCGACTTTGGTTTTCTCTTTCAGCCTCTGCCCTAACTTGCTTGTATAGCTTTACTTCTTCTTTTTTATGGGCTACCTCTATTTTTTTCTGGTTAGCCAAAGCCTTAGAAATCTTAATTTCTTCTTGGACAGCATTAGCCATCTTTCTTACATCGGCTGTGGCTTTTTGAGAACTTGTGCTGTATTCTTGGTAGCCCCTCTTTATTTCTAAAAGGGATTGGTTGTAGGCTTTATTGGTAATCTTACCAGCATTAAGGGCTTTGACTGTATTCGTTATCTGCTTCTCAAACTTCTTAGTAGCGGTGATAGCAGAGTTTACCTCTTTAATATCAGCACTAACCTTAAGTTGGATTTCATCAGCCATTGTTTACCCTCATATAAACTCCGTCAAGCCTCTTAACCGCTTCTACTTCCCAAGCTGTCATAGGCGTGTCAGTTAGTTCTTTCCATGCTTTTATTTGTTCGTATGTTATCGGGTTAGGGCCACTAAAGCCACCAGTTCTTGAGTTGCTTAACGCAATAAAGGCAGACCAGATATGAGCCACAAGAGTTGGGAAGTCGGGTCCATCCAATTCTTTAAGTTCTAATCCTGTCTGCCTTTGTACTTGTTCCAAGTGTTCTCTCTCGGTGGTTCCAGATTCATCACGCTGATTAAGTTTGAAGTTAAATTCAGCAAACTCAACTAGGTCATTAATCAGCCCTTGGTAAAATCCAGCGAGTCAGCTACAGCCTCCTCAATCTGATCTTTAATCCAAAACACTTGTTCGTAAATCTCTTTGGCTGTATCAGCAGAGTACTTAGGCTTCTTACCATCATATGTGATATTCCAAGACTTAGTTGCCTTGACTAACACTTCTAGGGTAGCCTCTTCAATACTCTCAGCCGTAATATCGACCTTCTTCTTTCCTTGGGCTTGCTTAAGCCGTTTGTTAGTTTGATGATGCAAAATACCCTTGTACTCTTTAGAGTGGGGTGCATACATAGTAATTGTCATTTCTGACTTGTCATCGTTAGTCAGAGGTTCCAGTGTTGTAGGGTGTACGATAGTAACGTCTACAGTGTCACTAGTAGGTGTTAAGTTCTTTAAGTCCATTGTCAGGTTCCTGTCAGGGTTAGTCGGGTAGATTTAAATGGGGAGCATCAGACCCGACACCAATGCCCCCCGCCCTAGCTAGGGATTAGGATGTACGAGTAATCTGAAAGTTTGTTGCAGTTACGGTGTCGTACAAGGCTGTGAAACTTAGGCTAATCATACGACTAGTTGGGCCATCTACACCTACATCGGCAGAGTTGATCTTAACTCTTGGGAATAGGAATGTATAAGGGTTAGCGGCTGTCGGGTCATCTACCGACACCTCAATAGCTGACTCTGTTTCGTTAAGGAAACGATTAATCAAAGAGTCATCCTGAAAGTATGCGGAGAACGAGCCAGTGACTTCTGCGCGTCCAACCTCAAGTGCTGGGGTCTCACTGTCACCCACGACAAAGGTAGGTGCAAACGAGTTGGATACAGTAAAGTCAATCTGGGTGATGATAGGCGCAGAAGTAAGAGTACCCCCTGAGTTGCCAATTTTAAGGTCTCCTGAGTAGGAGTCAAAAGGGGAGTTAGTCGAAGCAGCAGTTACCGTGACAGCTTCAGCGGCACTCATAGACATGCCCTTGCCTACCATGCCAAATGTAGTTGTGATCATCTGGTTAGGGGCAATGGAGAAACCCATAGTGGAAACAGTTTGACCAGAGAACAGACGAGCCTGATCAATGTCAGCAGAGTAGTCCTGTATAGAAAAATACTTAGGGGTTGTGCCAACTTTTATTACGTCAGCGGCCCAAGTACTAAGCATGGCAGACTCAATAAAGGGGTCGAAATCACCTTTACGAAGGTCAACTACGATGTCACCAGCAGATTGTTTGTTACCGTGACGTTCATGGCGAGGCATACGGTCAGATTGAATATCAGTACCAGCAACCAAATCTTTAGTTAGGTTTAACCCGTGTGAAGTAAACGGTAGGTTAATGTAAGTCTCTGTTGCTGGGGCGGGGGAGACCCCGAAAGTAGATTCCACGGCATAGGCCAAGCTAGATCGTGAACCCTGTGCGAAGGTAGGCATGTGTTATTCTCCTAGTGAGCAAGGCTTACGCCTCTAATTAGTGATATATGTACCAGCCGATATTAATCGGTATGTAGTACCAAGGGGTATCTAAGAAACCTTGTTGTCTTTCGGCGTAGTCTATAGATACGTTAAAGTTGTTTAGTGATACGTCTGTGGCAGCTTCAAAGTTTTCTATAACTGTGTTAGCGATACCATCAGCAGTTGCGGGACCATTACCTTCTGGGCAGTACACTGTGACTGAATAGATGCCACCATAACGCTGAGAAGGGTTTAAGCCTCTTACAGCAGGAGTACGGGTAACAGGGATATACATAGACTTAATGAAGCTAGTACCAGTTGTGGGGTCGTAGGGTACATTGTCAAAAGCTATTGTAGGTATACCAGAGATACCAGCTAACTTGCTTTCCAAAGCGGCCCTAATGTCTGAATGAATACTAGCCAAGGAGGAACCTCACTTTTGCAAATACTTTATAGGCGGGGGTTTTACCTAAACCGTCTTCTACTATACGAGAATGTTTAGACCTATTCCTAAGTACAAAACCATCAATTAACCCTTTTCCAAGGGCTTCTATATCTGCGTACAGGTTGTCCCTAGCTAAATCTCTGTGGGCTTGCGGATTAGTAGACTTCTTCCTAGCACCCTGTAGCTTCATACGACCACCGCCAGCACCTCTAGGCTTAATGGAAAAGGATTCTACATATGCACCAGAGTAAACAGGAGATATGTCTTGTCTTACAACAGTGTCAGCTATCTGTTTAGCCTTAGCTTTAACTTGCCTAGAAGCAACCTTGTTAATCTTTTCTTCTATAGACTTAAAGGTTGCTTGGGTAGCTGGTGGTAGGTTAGCCATTATTCCCTCACATCACAGATGTAGCATAGTGCAACGCCACTAGAGAAGATAGTAACAACAGACCGAATACTAACTGTGTCTCCATTACCTGTTATCTGGTCCTCATCATCTGGTCCTACAGCTAGGCTAGAAGCGGAAATAAGGCACTTACGAGTACCTCTGCGTATCTCATCAATGTTACCAGCTATACCATTATCATAGTTGTAGA